GATACTGAATTCAATCGCTGCAAGTCAGAACTTAAAATGATGGAGATGGGTGCAAAGAAACTTCCAGTAATAGTCTCTAACCAGTACCCATACACCAACATAGCTAAACACGGAGAGAACTGCTTAACTGCATCTAAAAAGGATTGGTTTAAAAACATAAAGAGAATGATAGATAGCAAAGAGTTAAGAGAAGACTTAGGCGCAGCCTTATATGAAGAAATATTCGCTAATTATAATATATTAAAAATAAACGAACTAAGAAAGGAGTTATTTAATTATGTCAAAAATAGGTAAACCAAAAGCGATAGAAAGTCCTGAGTTAATGATTGAACTTTTTAATCAGTATAGAGAAGAGACAAAAGGAAACCCAATCCTCAAACACACTTTTGTTGGAAAGGATGGAAAATCGGTTTATGAGAAAAGAGAGAGAGCTTTGACTTTAGAAGGCTTTGAATTGTATTTATTCAGAAAGGGCATTATAAGCGATTTGAGCCATTATTTTTCTAATAAGGATGAAAGATACTCTGAATTTGTCGCTGTCTGTACGCATATACGAAAAGAGGTCAGAGAAGACCAAATACAAGGAGGACTTGCTGGAGTCTATAATCCGAGCATAACTCAGCGATTGAATGGGTTAACGGAGAAGGTTCAGACAGAGCAGAACATAAATGTCAATAAGCTACCTGAATGGTTGACTAAACCGATTGAGTAAATGTTCAATCCTAACTTTGTCTTTTTAGAAAAGTCAGTAAAGACTAAACGCATTATCGCTCTGCAAGGAGGAACAAGGTCAGGTAAGACTTACTCAGCTCTTCAATGGCTTATTAGGTTATGCCTCAAACACGAGGGAATGACTATATCAATAGTTAGGAAAACCTTACCTGCTTTGAAGTCCTCAGCGATGAGGGATTTTATAGAGATACTTACATCAATCAATTTATATAACGAGACTGACCATAACAAGTCGGAGAACACTTACATCTTAAATAAGAATCTGATTGAGTTTTTTAGTGTAGACGATGCGCAAAAAATACGAGGAAGGAAAAGAGACATACTATTCGTTAACGAAGCAAATGAGATAGACCTTGAAGACTGGAGGCAATTACTTTTGCGAACGACTGGCAAGGTTATTATTGACTATAACCCATCTGACTTTGAGCATTGGATATACGACCAAGTATTAACCCGTGACGATTGCGGATTGATTATAACTACCTACAAGGATAACCCACATTTACCCGATGCACTTAAAAGGGAAATTGAGAGCCTTGAACAAGCCGACCCTGAATATTGGAAAATATTTGGACTTGGTGAGAGAGGGCAGTTAATGGGTTTAGTCTTCAACAATTGGACCAACCAAGTAGCGGTACCAAACGAAGCTAACTTTATCGGTTATGGTTTAGACTGGGGATTTAGTGCCGACCCTACCGCACTTGTTTCTGTTTGGAAGTACGAGCAAGAGCTATACATAAGAGAAGAGCTGTACGATAGAGGACTAACTAACCAAGACATCGCAGAAAGATTGAAGAGTTTAGAGATAGGCAGAAAAGAAATCTTTGCAGACTCAGCTGAACCTAAAAGTATAGAGGAGGTTTACAGACTCGGTTACAATATCAAACCAACACAGAAAGGTAAGGACAGCATTATTAACTCAATTGATATTCTGCGGAGATATAGACTGCACTTAATCGGAAACAACCTGCAAAAGGAGTTCCGCACCTATAAATGGAAAACTGATAAGGCAGGAAAGATAGTTAACGAACCAGTAGACTTCAACAACCACTTAATAGATGCTACACGCTATCTTGCCTTGATGAGATTGCAAGAACACAAACGAGGCCAATATGTTACAATCCGAGCCTAAAAAACTATATAATATAAATGAGAAGCAATTACTATAATTTAACTTTAAAGGACTTCATAGAACTGCAACAAGTAACTGAGTCGGGAATTGAAGGCAAGAAAAAGAAGCTTTCAATTGTCTACAAAATTGAACTTGAGTTCTTTGATGGTTTTACCTCGGAGCAAATAATCAGCCTTTACTCAGACTTTGAAAAGTTAGAAAGCCAACCGATTAAGACAACCTACAAGAAACGAGTTAAAGTAGGCGGTAGATGGTTCTTTGTGGATTACAGGTTGAGTCAGATTAGCGCAAGTCAATTCATAGATATTTCACACTTTTCAAAATCCAACCCGATAGAAAACATACACAAGATAGTAGCAAGTTGTATAAGACCTATTAACTGGAGATTTGGAAAGCCAAGTAAGTACAACGGAGACGAACACGAAGAAATAAGTGAACTACTACTTAATCAAATGAAAGTAAAGGATGCTTATCCGATTATGCTTTTTTTTTGCACTCTCTCAAGCAAATTATCGGACAATATCCTAACTTATTTCCTAAGCACGAAGGAGGAGACTTTGAGCAGGCTCAGAACTTTTATACAAAATGGGGATGGGTCGCAACAATAGATAATTTAGCTAACCACGATAAAACAAAGTGGGACTACTTTTTTAATTTAGGACTGAAGGAGTTTTTTAATATAGTAAGCTACCACATTGAACACACGGAACAGATAAAGAAAGAGAATGGCAGAAACAGACTACACTAAGTTATTAGGCGATTTAGGAACAGACGCAGAAGCTGGTCCTATTCAGTTTGATTCTATTATTGAGGAGGCCTTAGTTAGGTTTGTCAATGGCTTAACCGATACTATGAAATCTAACCTAACCGAGTTAGATGCTTACTATGCGGATTCGGAATTAGTGCAGTCAATAATCACTTTACCTTTGAGTGCCAATGGGAATAGTTTTGAAATGTCTATTGAGATGAACTATTACGGTGACTTTTTAAACGAGGGTGTAAGTGGTACTCGTAACAAATTCAATTCACCTTATTCATTCAAAAAAGAGTCAGTCAGTCCAGCCTTTAATAAGTCATTGAGAAAATGGATTACAAAGAGAGGCTTTCCGATTGAGAGTAGGTATTCACAAACAAGAGATTTGACGAAGGACCAAAGAAAGAAAAAACAAATTGATGAGAAGACGCAGATGGCTTACGCGATGGGAATAGGTATTAAGCGAGAAGGTATAAAACCAACTAATTTTATCAACGATGCACTAAGCGAACGCAATGTAGCAGCATTCGCACAAGGATTAGCTGATGCGTTAGGTAGGTCAATTGAAATTACGATAACAAAAAATATTTTAAAATGATTATAAATTCACAGCCAAACAATTGGCAGAATGTATACAATGAGATGGTATTCGGATTGGAGAGTACTAACGCAACTGCTGCGGGTTTTCAATTCTTGGTGGACATTAATGTAAGCGGACAGACTAACCCAGTCGCAAGATTGACTTACCCAAAACAGCCAGGCATTAACACGATAGATGTAGATGTGAGTGAAGTACTACGCAACTATGTTAGCTATGACTTCGCAAGTTATAACGCATCTGGTATCTATCATTGCATAAACTCTAAGGTTGACTACTGGGTTGAGTTCGGAGAGGTACGCAACAATGCTTCAGGTATACCAGTAATTTACCCTAACTTAACTGGGTTCTATGCAAGTGGTAATAACGCACATTCAACAAATGCTATTTTTGATTTCTTAGACTGGAGCAAAACAGCATTCATTGATTACAATGTAAACTCACCAATTGAATCAGGTTTAACTTTGAATCAAACTACCTTTCAAGAAAAGCTCAGATATGGTGAGGAAAGGTTTTTAACTTATTTTGATTACGATGAAATCTATGGTACTGGTATAGTAGGTAATATCAATGTTCAGGTATTAGATAAAAATCTAAATTTATTAATTGAGTCAAATGCTGGATTCACTCCGATTGGGTCAATTAATTCTATCAATGTCGCTAACTCAGGTAATGCAAGTGGATATTACAAATCGGTTTACGATGCGGCTTTTGATTATCCGAATGCAGTCTACTATCGGGTTAACGGACAGAACACAGCTGGGAGCGGAGCAACAACTTATTTTAGCAGAACCTTCTTGATTGATACGAGCTGCCAAAAGTATTCACCTATTAGATTACATTGGTTAAATAATTTGGGAGGATTTGATGCTTATACATTTACTAAAGTTAGTCGCAACTTCACCGACATAGAAAGAAAGATGTTCAAGAAATTTCAGCCTTTAAATTATCCTAAAACATTCAGAGCTAAAACTAACTACTTTACTAAACTTACGGACACGATTCAAATAAATTCCGATGGGTTGACCGATGCTGAATGGATAG